TTCGGGGAGGAGGACATTTTCTCGGGGTGCTCCAACAAATCTAAGATGATGTCGTTGTCGTCGTCACCCACCTGACCATCCAACCAGTTGAATCGGATGTAATCCGCGCACACGTATATCGCCCCATCCAGGAGTTCTTCCAGGCACATGTGCATCCACGAATTCTTGGGTGTCCCCCATTTCCGAGTGTCGTCGGTCGACCTGACGCCGTGGCCGTATCTTTCTCTCCCGAGGTCCAAGCGCTGTTTGAAGAGATCCATATTTACTAATGAATCAGAACAATCTTTTTATGTCTAAAATTAAAACCACCCGACACCCTCTCCCGGAGTTTTCCACCGCGTGGTACCGCCCGTGATCGAAGAGGAAAGCCTCTCCCGGTCGCTGTCGGTGGGCGCCGCGTTTGGTGCGGAGCACGCTTTCACCCGAACCCTCGAGGGTGAGTTGGTACCTAAGTTGTAGGTTGGACTCCGCCCTGTGAGGCGGGAGGGACGACGGTCCATCCATCACAGCCAAGACGCCGGTCGTTTTGTCCACGCACGGAATTCGACCCACCAGTTTTTTTAAATTTGGAAAGTCTTGAATTTTATAGTAGTAATAATTTTTATTGTGTGGGAACCAATCATCCAAATCGTGGAAAAAATATTTCGGCGTGGACTCTTTCATGGAATCGAATTCACGCTTAATGTTTTTCCAGTGTGCCTGGAGAGTCCACAGTCCGGGGTAGTCGTGTATGTTGTGTCTCGAACCCCAAAACACCAAATCCACGAGGGCGTTTCGCACACCCACCACGGGGCGCCACGGGTTTTGGAAATACAAACGATCGATTGGGTCTTTGGTGAAATCGTACGCCACGGCGATTACTGGAAGCAACCACAACATATTTTCTCAGTACATAATAAAAATGCCCGGATACAAGCAAGAAAAGTATGCCCCAGAGAAGACTGAAGAAGTGAACACCCTCGAGAAGCGATTTTGGAGTGACGTCGGTTTGTCCACCACCGATTACGTCTACATCGCCGTCCTTGCCCTCGCTTACTTTTACAGAAAGCAACTCGGTCAACGCAACGCCGGTATCGTCGCCGTCCTCGCCCTCGTGCTCTTGTTGCGCGGTCGCATGGCCGGTGGCAGGGGCCCGGCCCCGGCGAAGGAAACGTACTGCTCCATGTGCAACAACTAATTAATTTTCACCCACCATAGTAAGATGTTGACTGTCAAACTCATAAAAAGTCCGAGCGTGAAACACAAATACAGGGTGATTTTCCCCGACAAACGAGCGGTGGATTTCGGGGCCAAGGGGTACAGCGATTACACAATCCACAAGAACCCAGTGCGGATGCGTGCGTACGTGGTTAGACACGGGGGGATTGTGTCTAAACGCGTGCGTAAAGAGGAAGACGCGCGAGCCGTTCACAGGGAGATGCTTCGCGTGGACAAATCCATGAAAGAGACGTGGACGATGTCAGGTCTGTACACCGCCGGTTTTTGGTCCAGGTGGCTCCTCTGGTCCTTCCCATCCCTCTCCCAAGCCAAGATGTTCATGGCTTCGAAATTTAAATTAAGGTTTGTGTGAGTAGTGTTGTAAGATGATGTCCCTGTCGGCTTCGCCGCGCTCGACGTATTTTTTCAACACCTGACTCTTTGTCTTTTGAGTCAACCCATTGAGGGCGAAGACCGGTGCAAAGTCACGGTCTATGCCCTCTTCTATTCCTTGCCACAGCGTTCGCCAGTTTTCAAAACCGACGTCTGTGATAACGAAACCAGCCTTGACCCGGTCGGCGAAAGTCTTCGTTTTCTTCAGGTACTCCACGCACTTGTATTCGCGTATGACGTAGAGGTCTGTGCCTGGGACGAATCCGAAGGGAAACGAAAAAATCAAGATGGCCACGACGATGAATGACACGACGTAGGCCAAAGTGAAAGTCACGTCGAAGACGGGTTCGTCAGACATGTTACTATTATTAGTGAACATTTATTTTTATAGTTTACCGATGAGATACGGGCGCGTCTTCGCGCACATGCCAGGACTGAAGGTGATTTCCCCGACGTAATTCTTCCCGTACCGACTGAAAAAGTCCACGCGCACCAAACGAATCGGGGTCTTCGCCTCTTTGTTGATGCCGTCGTAAATTTTAGTCGCCACCTGAAGCAATTCCGGAGAGGCGTCTTCCGGGTAGAACACCTCCTCTTCCCCACCGTGCATGCGCTGGAAGAACACCAACTCCCCGTCGACGATGTGGTATTTCAAATCCACGAGGTCTTCACCCAAAAACTCCTCGATGATGATCTTTGGGTCGTTGTATTCGTAATGCATCTGCCTTCGACGCGCGGGCTTTCCAGTCTCGTGAAACCGGGTGGCCAAAAACTTTCGAGCCTTTCCAACGAGGGCGTCGGCATTCATCTCATCCTTGTCGTCGACGACGACGTTCATGCGCGAACCGTGGGTGTTCTTCAGCACAAACTGCTGGGGACACTTGTCACTCTTTAGGTAGGTGCGCAGGGCGGACATGTCTTTCGTTCGGAAGAGCGTCTTCGGAATCATCTCCCTCAACTCTGGGAAACGGCTGCGCAGCCACACCTTGGATTGTTCTTTGTCGGAGAGTTGTCCCTTGAGATGCAACTCGTGGTCCAACTCTTCTCGACAGATTGCGTTGTAGCGGTCCTGTGACAACCACAAAATGGTAATAATCAACAGGACGACGATGGTCCAAACAATCATTATTAATAATCTCAGAAAATATATAATAATGATACTCTACGTGTTGTTGATCGCACTTTTAGTTTTGTATTTCTACACGATGACTGGGAAAGACCTCGTGTCCCCACAGAAGGCGATGGACCTCATCAACTCTGGTGCGGTCACGGCCATCGTGGACGTTCGAACGCGCACGGAGTACAACATCGGGCACTACCCGGGGGCGAGAAACATCCCAGTCGGTGAGATTGACGAGGAATCCACCTCCGCCCTCCCGCGGGACGGAGCCATCCTCGTCTACTGCAACACAGGCCAACGCGCCAGGGTGGCCGCGAGAAAACTCAGGCGGCTCGGGTTCGAAGCGTTTTACATCTCGTGTTCTTTTACCTGCATAATGTAAGATGTGGTGGCCCTGGCCTCTCAGCAAACTCAAGCGATCGTTCAGTTACCTCCTCGGTGAGTGAGGATTTTTTTCTAAATAAATAGTACCAAAAACATTCAAAGATGTCCTCCCCGAACTGGACTTACAAGGAAAACAAAGACGGCGTCAAGCAACTCCTCTTCAAGGGTCGCGTCGCCACCCGCAAGGGTACCCGCAGAGGTGTCCGAGGCGGTGCCAAGGGTCACAAGCGCGTGACTCTCCCGGGTAACGTCAACTCCAAGGGTGGTCGCGTCTCCTACACGGCCCTCCGCAACAAGGCGAAGAACCTCGGCCTCCCGGTCGTTTCCGTCGAGAAGCGCACCCAAGCGGTGAAGGAATTGTTGGCCAAGTTCAAGGCCACTCCGCCGCCGTCCCACCGACTCACGCGTGAGGAGTTGGTGAACGCCATCCTCAGCAAGAACCTCCCGAAGTTCGTGCCGAAGGAGCGCAAGGAACGCTCTAACAAGGGCAAGGCGCGCAAGACGAACGAAGAAAAGGCTGCGACCAAGAAGGCTCGCGCCAACCGCGCCAAGGCCAAGCGCGCGACGCTCGCCAAGGCCAAGAAGGCCCTCGGTGCGAGAAAGAACCTCGCGGCGCGCCTCAAGGCTGCCGCCGAGAAGGCCAAGGCTGCGAATGCCGCCGCCGCTGCCGCGAACGCCGAAGTCGCGAAACTCCAAGCCCAAGTGGCTCAATCGGCGAAGCGCAAGGCTGTCGAGGAGACGAACGCGAACAAGAACCGCGCCGTCAAGCGCGTGAAGGTTGCGCGACAACTCAAGAAGTTGGGTCTCAACCAAAACAACATCAACAGACGCCTCCGCGAACAAGGCCTCCTCTAAATGAAAAAATCTCCACATATGATATATGGCCGTAGTTCCCATGGAGTGGGAGTACACGATCCCCCGTCGGCGTCAACAATATCCCAAGACGACGGGCAAACGCGTTGAAAAGTACTTACGCGTACGCGGTGCGGGTGCGGGTGCGGGCGCGAGCGTGATATCCAAGCGCAACAGAATCAATCGCGCGCAAAACGCCCACGTCATACTGGGCGTCCCCGCGGGGGCGAGTAGGGCGACCATTCGACGCGCCTTCCTCACCCTGTCGAAGAAGTTCCACCCGGACAAGGGTGGTAACGCGAACACGTTTCGTAAAATAAAGAATGCTTACGATAAGTTACGTAAGTAGTGATGGAGTACCCGCGAAAAATTAAAAAACTCCTCGTGCAGGAGAGAGAACTATCACGTCTCGGAATCAAAATACCCAAATATTTTGATTCAGAGTTTGAAAAGGCGCACAAGATGTTCATGCGCGCGAGGAGGACCGCGGTCGATTACTTTTTCCTCACCGCGGAAACGCTCGGTCTGTTGACCCTCGTCGCCATGTCCGTGCACAGACTCACAAACGGGCCGGGGGTTGGAAACGAAACCGATCAAATATGTGCACATCCGTTTTAAATTTGTAATAGAGGATCATACACACCGCGTCCGCGATGTCGTGCTTTCTCTCCCCCTCTATGGCCACGTGTCGAGCCGCGATCGATTCCACCCGCGCCTTCCTCCCGTCGTAGTCCAAGTGGCGCATCCCAAAGTGTGCGTGCATGGAGACGGGGTTCACGAGGATGACTTTATCAAGAAACATGTAGTGGAGGAGGGTTTGCACGTTCGTGAACCCACCAGGGGGCTGTCTCTCGATGAGTATCACGTCCGCGCTGTCGAAGAGCACTTGGTGTGCGTCGACGAAGAGTGGGACGAGGTGGGCAATTTCGTTCGAGGGTGCGATGTATTTGTAATCTTCGAGGGATACTTTTTTAGCAATCTCAATTTCGAGAGGGGCGTTCTTTCGCGCCCAAGACGCCAAGACGAGTCCGAGATTGTGAAATCCTATGTCAATGGAGAGCACTCTGGGCATTACATAATTAACAATTAAGTCTCTTTAACCTCCTCTTCTTGGGCGGGAGCCTCGGTCTCGGTGGATTCCGGGACGTCGACGAACAACACCCCGTTCTTTTCAAACTCCTGAAACACTCGGAGTGACCCCTCGAGTCTGAACAATTCCTTAGTCAACCCATCGATTTGATCGATGATGCGCTTGATGTTTTCCTTCACGTCCACTTTGCTCATTATAGAGAATTGACGCGCATTATCTTTAACTATGATCGTCACACGGTCGGGATGTCTCGTGGACGCATCGTCTGAAATAAAAAAACAATTGACGGTAAGAGCGATCGTGAACGATGAATACGGATTCCCTCCACCGCCTTTCAAAGTTTTTCGACCTGCAACTAAGAACAGGATTTGCATACCCCGATATTTTTTCCCCGAACGACCCGTCGACGAAGACAAGCGACCCGAACCCGCGCGAGTCGACATCAAGTTTCACGGACAACTTCGAGAGGCCACCCGTCAGGTGGAGGCATTTAATAAGGCTGTGGAAACAGGGCACGGCGTGCTCTCTCTTCCATGCGGGTATGGGAAGACCACGGTGGCGTTAGCCATCGCCTGCGCCCTCGGCTACCGAACGATGATCATAGTCCACAAGTCCTTCCTCGCCGACCAGTGGAGGGAGCGCATCCAACAGTTCGTTCCAGGGGCCACGATCGGGATCGTCCAACAAAACAAAAAAGAGGTGGAGGGGTGCGATTTCGTCATCGCGATGTTGCAATCCCTGTCCCAGAAAGAATATTCATTCACCGATTTCGACAGCGTGGGCACGGTCATCGTGGACGAGGCCCATCACATCTGCGCCAAGGTGTTCAGCCAGAGTCTCTTCAAGATGTGCCCCAAGCACATTTATGGTTTGAGTGCCACCCCGGAGAGGAAGGACGGCCTCACCAAAGTCCTCCATTGGTTCATGGGCCCGACGTTTTTCGCCGTCGAAAGGAAAAACCAGGCCGACGTCGAGATGTTTTGCGTGCAGTACGAGCACCCGATGTTCAAGAACCCCCCACCGTGCACTCGGACGGGGAAATTATCCTTGGTGAACATGATTACGGAATTAGTGGAGTGCAGGGACAGGAACCAGATGCTGGTGAGACTCATCAAAAAAGCGAGCGCGGGGACCAGGCGCCTGTTGGTCCTCAGCGACCGACGCGCCCACTGCGAGATGCTCCACCAGTGTTTCCCGAAGACCAGTGGGTTGTACATGGGTGGGATGAAACAGAAAGACCTCGAGGCGTCGAGCGAGAAAAAGATCATCATGGCCACCTTCAGTCAGGCGCACGAGGGACTGGACATCCCAGCCCTGGACACGGTGATATTGGCCACACCGAAGAGCGACATCGTGCAGTCTATCGGAAGGGTGATGCGAGAGACCAAGGGGAAGAAGAACAACCCCCACATTTACGACATTCGCGACGAGTGGTCGATTTTGGTGGCCATGTATTACAAGAGACTCAAGGTGTACAAACAGGGTGGGTTCAAAATTTACGCCCCGAAGGAACAGCCCAAGGCGGACGATTTCCCGAGCGGAAAATTCTTGTTCAAAATGTAATCTCACGTTAACAGTAGTAATGTCAACCATCGTATTGACGAGCAAGGGCATCCAAGATGCCTACTTGGACACGAACGATTTGGACTCGAGCATGTTCCGCACGAAATTCAAGCGACGCACGCCCTTCTCTCAGGCGCCGAGATACGTGAAGACGCTCACGGAGAAGGACAACACCATCGTGTTCCCATCCATCGCCGATCTCATCGATGGCGCGTGGTTCGAGGGTGACCACATCGCGACGAAGATGTTTTACGGTTCCACCATTGATTTTTACATCGGTGGGGTCAAGATCGACAGCCACCCGTACGAATTCCTCGCGGACATTTGGGGGAATTACATGGCCGACACCTACACCCGCTCGCAGGAGTTGAACAACAAAACCACGCAGACGACGGAGAATTTCGTGCCCCTCCATTTCTTTTGGTGCAACACGAACGCCTTCCTCCCCCTCTGTGCGCTCTCCATGCACGAGTGTAAAATCGTCGTCCACTGGGACGCCACCCACCTGGCGACCCTCACATCGGCAGAGAAGGAGGCTAAATTCTACGTCAACGCCATTTGGTTGGACACCGCCGAGAGAGCGTCGTTGGTCAACCGACCGATGGATTTCATGATTACCCAGGTTCAAAATTTGGTGCACTCCATGGAAAACAGAGTGGTGACCAGAAACGAACAAAACGTCATCACGGACATCACCTCGTCCATTGAATCCATCCAATTGTCGCAATTCCAACACCCCGTGCGCTCGCTGTTTTTCGGATACAGATCACTGCAAGAGGACGACGTCAACGACAGGTTCACCTTCGCCGAGAGCGACCTCCTCATCAACGGCACCCCACTCTTCGAGAAAATGACCCCGATGTATCACCACGTGGTCCAGAATTACATGCACAGCAGGCACGGAATCATCTCCTTCGATGACGTCAACAAGTGTCCCTTCTACACCAGGTTTTACGCGTTCCACTTTTGCAGAGACGCGAGCGATTACACCTCCCCGGGGGCGTGCAACTTTTCCATGCTCGGGGAGAGCAAACTCATCCTTCGGGACATCGAGATCGGAGACGAGCGCACCAACATGGCAGAGAACGACATCCGAGTCTTCGCGGTCTCGTGGCAGGTGTTGCGAATTTCGAACGGCCTCGGGGGCATCTTGTTTTCATAAAATAAATTTTCGTCCTCTAAAGTAGTAGGATGCCGTTCATTGGTAATACCGGTAAACTCGACCAGATTTACCTACAGAGGTTAGATCCACAAAATGTCGAGAACCAGGTTCGGAACATCGAGAATCTCTTCACAGGAGATGTCGAGGCATCGAATTTGTTCTCGAGCAACTTGGTGCTGAGGAATGACACCATATTCAACCCCACACACAACTTTGAATTAGGCTCTAACCTGTGGATGGATGACTACCGGTCCGATGGTCTCACTATGCGAGTGTTCAAAGACACCCGAATGGATAGATTGTTTGTCGACCAGGCGATCGGTATCAACACACTGAACCCGACGCACGATTTCGACGTGGGTGATAAATTTTTTGTAGATTTGAACCCAGCGGCGACGAACTTGGTGGTGGCCCGCGGGAAGATTCAAGCCGATAGCATTGCCGCATCTGGTTTCAGTTCAGGTAAAGTGACCATCGACGACAACGCCGAGGACGTGTTGGTCGTCGACGGTGGTCTCAGGGCACAAAAAGTGACGGCCATCGACGGTCTCTCTTTCGGTTCGAACATTCTTTTGTCAGATTTGGGGTCGAACGTCCTCGACCTTAAGGGGAACGTGAACGCGGTGGCGAATAATTTCAGGATCACGGGAAACTTATACGTGACGGGAAACGTTATTATCACAGACAATTCGGAATACTCACAACAAGAAAATTTAGCCATCGAGAATTCCATCATCGAAGTGGGCGTCAACGGGGGGCAAGACAACGACACGGCCATCATCTTTCACCAATACAACGCATCGAACGTCTTGGTGGGTTACCTGCACAGCGCGGGCGGGGAGGAGTTGGCCATCGGTCGCACGAACAATGGACCGGCGGAGACGAACATGACGATCGAGCCAGTGAATGGCGAGAGGGTGAATGTGCACGTGTACGGCTCTTTGTGGGCCTCCAACGCCCTCACCGCGGGCTCGAACACCAATCCCCACCCCGACCACCACTTGGTCGTCGGATCTAACGTCTTCTTGCAAGACGACGGTATCTACTCGGTGTACAACGTCGCGAACACATTTAGCGAGTATTTCACCGCCGGGGAGGGAATCAACGTGGGTTCGAACGTCGTGATTCGAGACAGCACGGCTTCCAATGTGTTCCAAGTCACCGGGAACGCCTCCTTTTCGAACATTTTCACGGATCACAAAATCGTCATCGCCAACACGAACCCCTCGGAGGGGCACTCCTTGTGCATCGGGGACGTCCTCCACGTGCACGCCGACCGCTCGTCCTACGCCCACCAACTCATGGTGCACGGGAACGTGATGACCACAAATCTCATCGCGAATTCCAACTTGGCGGTGGGCGTCGTCACCCCCGATGAACGCCTTCACGTCGACGGGAACATTCGAATCGGCGGGAAGCGAGGCGTCGACGCCGATTCGGCGAAAACCATCGTCTCCACCGGGGACATCGTGATTCATGCCTCAGACACTGGTTCGGATAACACAAACGACAGTCTCATCCTCAAAAGCGGCCCCGTGGCCGCCAACGTGAGCGTGATCGAGGTGAGCGGGGCGGCGGAGACGGCCACCGATCAACGCATCTCCTTCAAGACCAAAAACACCGAGCGAATGCGCTTGTCGTCGAATGGCTACTTGGGTGTCTCGAACACGGCACCGACCGAAAAAATCACCGTCGGGGGGAACATTCGATTGAACCATTCGAACGCCCTCATCTTGGGTGAAGCCTTCGCCTCGGGGAACGATTCCATGAAAATTTTCACAGACGTGACCGCGAATCAGAGCCACATCCAATCCTTCGTCGGGTCGGGCAAAGGTTTAAACTTTTCGGTGAACAGCGGGGTAGCCATCGGGAACCCGAGAATGACAATCTTAGACAACGGCCGGGTGGGCATTGGTTCAACCCAACCGGCGGCCCTTTTGCACACCTCCGGTGGGGCGGTCTACGTGAACTCCATCGTCACACAAAACAACGGGTACGACCACTCGACGATCCCTTTGACCGTGACTCGTAAGACCGCGGCGAGCACCACACCCGTTCCGGTGATGAGCATCGCCCGGGACGGTTCTGGTTCGGTCTACGGTTCCAAGGTTGAATTCGCCCTCGGAAGACACACGTCGTCTGGGACCAACTCCAACACTCGATTCGATATCGATCTCGCAGACACGACGTACAATAAGGTGAATTGCATGACTATTCGTTCCGATAATAAGATTGGTATGGGCACACACACGCCCCTCTCCAAATTAGACGTGCGTTCGGAGGGTTCGACGAATCCTTTGTATAACGGGATCGTGTGTTTCAACCCATACGACCCTATCAACGGTGGTCAAGAGGACTCCATCGTGAGCGTCATCACGCGCGACGATTCCGGGGACCCGTTCACCTCGTACATCGTGTGGAACGGCGATCAGTTGACCCCGGACGTGAAAGGTTGGACCGTGGGTTCAGACAATCGCACGGACAGCGATGTGCATTTCAGAATCACCAATAACGTGTATTCCGTGTCGAACGTGTTTCACACCGCCTTCTTCATCGATGGTGGAACATCGAACGTGGGCATCGGCACCGACGTCACGCCTTCGGCGCTCACGGTGGATGGAGCCCTCACCATCGGCAATCGCATGAATTTCACGGGATTGCAATTCACCGGTGGTGGCACTGAAGACATCGACAATCAAATCTATTCCTTCAATCACACATTCCTCGAGGAGAGGGAATTCACAAACACTGGTAAATCCGAACTCCTCATTTTCAAGGGGAACGATTTCAGTTCCCCCACGGGTCCTGATCAGATTCGCCACGTCGCCGCCAGGCACTGGTTCCAGGTGTACACCCAAACGGTGAACGATGCCCTATTCGATAGCATTCGAGACTCGACCAACGCCACGGGATTCGACGCCACCCCTGTGATGAGCATCACCGAAAACCGACGCGTGATGATCAATTTCGACGACACAGAGGAGGGTCCGGCGTTGGACGCGACCTCGCTCTACGTGAAAGGGGCGATTCAGGTGCCTGTGATTGGCGAAGGGACGTCCAAGTTTTCAACCACCAACATGGAATTATATTCCTCGGAAACACCGGATATCAACACCATCGAAAACATTGGCGATTGGGATTTCCAAATCATCGCTGGCGGTGGAGACCAAGCCTTGGCTATTAAATCCAACACTTGGGTGGGCATCGGCACCGCCACTCCGCACTCAAACGTGCACCTCTACGGAGACGGAGACGGCATCGACATCGACGTGCTCACGGTTCAATCGAACGGCAATGGGTCTGGCACGAACGAAACGGGTGTGCGCATCCTCTCGGACGACGGGTACGGGGGTTACATTAGAAGTTATCGCACGGTGGGTGACGACAGCGGCCTCCTCCTCGGGACGATCGATAACAACGTCGACGCCGAGGTGTTCAGGCTCACCTCGGACGGTCGCATCGGGGTGAACACGTCGGCGCCCGATACGGGTCTCCACATCTACGACGAACTCACGAGAGTTGAAAACAGCACGTCCAACGCGGTGGTGGAATTGAAAACCACGAGTGGGGTGGCGAACGTGTTGTCCGATTATCACACCGGGGATTTATGGTTAAACCCAAAGACTGCGGTGAGCAACGTGCACATCCGAGGTTCCCTCAAGGTGACGTCCAACATTTCTTTCGGTGGCGTGATCGAGTTCGGTGAGCAAGCGGGTTTGGGTATCGGGATCGCGACCCCGGCGACGAGTCTTCACGTGCAAGGTGGGGCCATCCTCAACAGCGATAACGTGTCTCGAAAATCCTACTCCTCCGCATTCACCCTCCTGAACACGCAAGCCAGAGATCTTTTGTTAAATTTCGGCAACGGTAGTTTCTACGCTAAAATTAAATTAATACTCCGCGAACAATCTAATCAAAACTACATATCCACCATGGTCCTCGAGGTCACGGGTGGCCACGGCACCGGAGGCACCCCCTCGTATCCAATCGTCGTGGGAACTAAAAACATGTTTGGCACCCCTTTCAACCCATACCCGTGGTCGAACGACGTCAAGGCGTCTGGGACGCGTCTGGTGGTTAAACCACACGACACCGGGAACCAGAGGTCATATAAATACGACGTCTACGTCAAGGTGATATCCTCTCTGGCGTCTGGGAAATTCGTCTCCATCCAACACGACGAGTTGAACCCGACCACCCTGCACACGTTCACTTACTAATTCAAATTTCTTTTTACAATCGGGGTTGTTTGGTCCCGATTGTAAAAGTAAAAAAGAGTTTACTTGATGTTATCGCTGAGTGCTAAGACGATTACGCCCACGATGAAAAACATCACGACGTAATTGCACTCCGTTTCCTCCGGACGAACGATTCTTCGTCGCGCCGGAGCCGCTCTTCTGGGTGGCGGTGCGACCCGTGGCCTCGGCGCGGGCGGTGGCGGCGCCGGGTCCTCCAGTTCGTCTAACGGACAATACCCTACCATATCTTAGCCTCACAAATTAATTTCCACGCCTTTCTTCTTACGCCCCCTCTTCTTGGGTGCAGCCTTGATGTTGATTTCCTTGACCTCTTCCTCCTGTTCCGCCTCGGATTCGACGATGTCAGAGATGTCATCCTCGGAGTCTTCGGGTGGCGGGCGCTCCTGTGGCGTCGTGTTCATCGGCGGAACCGGGGGCATCATGATCGAACCCATGAGGGAGGAGAGGTCCATCCCACCCATGCCCGGGCCCTGCATCTCATAGCCGCCTCCCCCACCGCCACCTGAAGAAGCCGCGGCGTTCTGTGCCGCCGTGTTTTGCACCGCACTCATCATGTTTTTGACCAAGTCTGGGTTTTGCTTGATGACGTCATTCATGTTGGGAATCGCCGCCTTGAACATGGAATTCGTGAGATGGAACATCATAGCACTACCCCCGAGCATCATGATAAGTTTTACCTCCGGTGCGACGTGCATGGAATTCCTATATTTCACAATCAACTCTTCAAACACCCCATCGTAATCGTCGATCGATTCGTGGACGGACTCGGACCAACCCTCGAGTTGTAACTCGAAGGGGTTGTACCTCTTATTGAGAAACTCCAAACCCGTGGTACACGCGACCAACATGCGTCGGGCGAATTTCACCCCTTGGTCCACCTCGATGGAGTAGGTGATGCGCTTGACCTCGTTACGAATGTCTTCAATCGGGGAGTAGGCGTTGAGACGCTTGTTCACCGAGAATCCTTTCTTTTCGAGGCGCTGGAGTTTGTTCAGCAGGTCCGCCTTTTCCTCATCGATCGTCTTGTACCCAGTGGACGGCTGCTCACTCGGTGGGCCGTATCCACCCCCCGACGGGTCCTCGTCGTAGTCGTCGCTGTAATCGTCGTCGTCGTCGTCGTCGTCCTCTCCCTCCGGTGCGTACTGCGGCCTCGGTGGGGCCGCTCGCTTGTTCGGGTTCATGAAATCGTTGAGCGCTTCATCCTCCACAGGAGAACGCGCCTGCGGGGGTGGTCGAGACGGCTGCGGGCGGGCGACGCGCGGCGGCCTCGACGGCGGCTGCAACGTAATCTCGTCCATGAGAGCCTCTTCGTCAGCGTTCAGTTTCATGATGGAGGACGTGCCTCTGTCCAAAATGATCTCTTCGTCCATTACTCTCTAGTATGAAAGTCTTGTGTAATCTTTAACGCAGCAACTAAACTTATTTTCTCAGTATATTTTACAAATCAAAATGATTGCCTTCAACAACACCAACCGTCGTGCCCTCACCTGGATCGCCGTCCTGATCGCCGCCCTGTTGGTGCTCGGCGTCGCCAAATCCGCGTACATGCCCCGCCCGCTCGTCCTCAAGGGTGAACGCTCGGAACCGTCCGAGTTTTTCGGTCTCGAAAACAACCTCGAGTGCGCACCGGGTGCGAAGCGTGGCGCCGGCTGGACCAAGGGTCTCACTCCAGGTGGCCTCTGCGGTTCGGGTGAATTCATCCGCGACGCCGCGTCCTACGAAATCGAGAGCGGTATTGGAGGTGAACTTTAAATCTTAGCAATTAATATAAAATGTCTCTCGTCACGACGCCCAGAAACATTCCAAATCTGCTCGAAGAGTATCACGTGGTCACGGTCGATAGCATCGGTCAAGCGGCGGGAAACAGTTTCACCTGTTACCTCCAGACCCCGTTGCACAACGTCGTGCAGTGCCGTCTCTTGGCGGCATCCATTCACACCCTCAAGGTTGTCCAACACGTGTACGTGAAGATTGAAGAGTTGAACACCAATTTTAACGACCGAGCGTTCATGACCCTCGAGGGTCAAGAGTCGTTCGCCAGGGTGCGAGGAGCGTTCGCGTCTCTCATCTCCGAAGAGACGAACCACGTCGGCGCGGGCGACCAAGTGTTGACTTACAAGGACAATTACATGGTCACCACGCAATACGTCAACCCGATTCGAACCATCGACCGACTCACGGTGACCCTGATGGATGAGAATGGGAACTTACTTCCTCGCCCCGACGTGGCGGGTGAAAACTTTTTGGTCCTTCGTTTTACTTGTGCGAAAACAAATCTGTGAGTATTTTAAATGTCGGGCATCACGCTTTTGACAGCCGTCGGGCAACAGGATAAATGGATTCACGCCGAAGATAAGAGTGGGACGTCTTTTTTCTCCCAGGTGTGGAGGAGGCACACGAATTTCAGCCAAAACATCGTGAAGCAGCAGATTCAA